TTTCTTCTTCAACATTTATTTCAGTATTTTCCTCAATGTCGAATATGTTAAAAACACCACTTGTGTTAATATCGTTTTGACTGATGTAATATAAAGTGTCTGGTGCATTAGTCGGAATAGTAAATTCTAATACTCCATTTTCAACAAAACCTTCTTTAATATAGTCATCTTTGTCAATTACAGGATTATCAGTTTCATTATGTGTAATGGTTACACCGTCTGTAAAAGGATTAATTATTAAAGCACTATCTTCAAATACACCACTTTGATATGCACGTGATAAAGCAATACCAAAAGGATTTCCTGGTGCGTTTACTTCAAATCTATAAGTTTGTCCTCTAAACAATTTTATAGATTTATTACGTGTCAGCCCATCTGGTGTAATTAAAAATGCAGTATTGTCATCATCAACTACCGTTTCAACTACATAAGTGCTAGTTACTTCTTTGCTTTGTCCTCTTACAGGAACTTCTTGAGGCCCATTTGGCAGCCAATAATATTCACGGAAATTTGTAAATTTATCAAAATCAATGTGAGGATCCCAAGCATAAAATTCTTGTTCAAAAAGGTTGTTATGATTGTCAATAGTACCATTAAATGATTTTAATGTGCCTAACATATCAAGGTAGTCAGCATCAAAATTTACATTTCCTAAAATATCAGTTACAACACCAAAAGTTTCTAATTGATAATCTTCTCTATTTTTTGTAATGTCTGCAACATATTGATCATTAATATTTGCAGCCTTAGCTTCTCTACGTCCAACAAAACCGTTGATCTTTTCTACTACACCAGGATTAGTAAATTGATCAAGTGTAGCACTTAAAAACTTTTTGTTTTGATCAGTCCTAAAATATCTCGGTAGCAAAGCATCGTTGTTTCTTTGCTCGTTGCTGTTTTGTGGAATAGGATATTCGTTTTGATTATCGTTGTAAGCCATTATTAGCTATTGCCTCCAGTATAATAGGTAGTAGTAACTTCACTTTGTATTCCTGTGTTTAATACTTCGTCACTTGTAACAACTTTACCTGATGCTTTAAGTCTAGTTGCAGTTAATGCATCAATAATTTCAACATCTTCAACTGCTGCTGCACTTATAAAAATTTCATCATTTTCACTTTTTATTTCATATAAGCTACCAAACACTTGTGTTTCGTCTCTTGGAACAAGCACAATATTACTTACATCTGGACTTAGCTGTTTCATAATATAAGTTGCTAATTCACTAAAATAAAATGTTTCGCCAAAATCCCAATTTTCTAATGCAAAAAATTCATTTATAGCACTAATTGTTCTTGATTTTACGTCATTATCATTTACAACTCTGTTTGGATTTTTAACAATTTTAATATCAGCTTGTAAATCAACAGGTGCTTGACTTCCAAACAATGGTTTATATTTTACAGGATGATAAACCACTTCGTCACTTACACTTTTAATTTTATTAATTTCAGCACCATAACTTAAATACAATGCATCACTACTTGGCGGTAATGGTTTTACACTAACTTGCCCTGACAAATATTTTCTATAATTTTCATCATAATTTTTAGTAAGCAAATAAACATCCATTATGTTACTACTACTTGGATCAATTCGTCTATTTTCAGCAGCGGCATGAACATAATCAAATCTAATTTTATCTCTACCTACATATGCAACATAATCCACTGAAAGTGTAAGTGCTGTTTTTGTTGAATTAAAGACCTTGAAAATGTCCTTTGTTTTTATGTAGAATACCGCATCTGCATCATATTGACTATAAGCACCTATACCGCTTTCAGTTTCAACAATAGTAATTTTTGCTTCGTCTTTGTCAATATAATTAAAATTTTCACTGCCATTTTGAACAACTTTTTTACCAAATACCAATTTTGTTAAAGGCGATGTGTCTGGCTGTACTATATGCACAAATAAATCAGGATCGTCAATTACTCCGTCGTTGTCTGTATCGATAAAACTTAATTCTAATTTTTTACTATCAACATATCCTGCTTTATTTCTAAATGCAGCACTAACTTGCCAAGTCCAATTTTGTGTAAAATTAATTAAACTATCTGGTTGATTATTGTTGCTTAGTACACTAATACTATCAGTAACAATTTTTCCTGTTTTACTATCATAAATTCTATCTAATCCATCAAAATAAAATCTAATTTGCTCATCGCTTTCAAATACATATCTTGTACCGCGACTTTTAATTGTATATTTTTCACCATTAGTTTCAAATAATAATAACCAACTAGAATCTAATTGTTGATTACTTGCATCTCCAGTTTTACTTGTACTAAAATTATCTTTTGTGTTTAAATTATTTGCAAAAACCACAGCCCATTCTCTACTATTTGTATCATAACGTAAACCAAAGGTTTTGTATGCAAATGTTTGATCGATTATTTCTGTAATTACATCATCATTTATTGTAATATTAAGTTTTGGAATAATTTCACCAATGCCGCAACCGTTAGGAATTTTTTCATTAAACACAATCGGTCCTAATCCGTTTTCGTCTGCACCTGTTCCATCTTCTGTAATAGAAACAACTTTTGCCCAAATATAATTTTTATCGCCAAGCACCGACGGTGTTCCTGTTTTTAAATTATTGTATTTGTCAAAATATTGATTTGCGGGAGGTAAAAATTTAATTAAAGAATCTTTTTCTACAAATTTCATTATTCCTGATGTAAATGTTGATACTTGTACTGAAATGTCAAACTGATCAATAAATTTGCCAGTACCTCTATTTGTTTCATTTGAAGAAGACGACCACGAGTACCCTAAATCTTGTATACTTTTGTTTCTATCAAAATTATCAAAGTAAAAGTTTTTCACATATGTATTTTTGATAATAGGTACTATTTGATTATATATTACACCTTCAATATCAGTTCTATTTGTAAATTCAAAACTATCTTTTGAATCTATGTTTTCTTTATACAAACTTCCGTCATCACCAAACATCAATGTGTTACTATATTTTCCAGTAGCATCTTTCAAATCGTAATATCGACTAATACCGCTACTAGTTCTGTTCACACTTTTTGCTTTAATAATTTGTTGGCTTACACTTAAAGGACCAACATTATAATCTTCTGCTGTAATTAATCTATTTTGAGTGTAATAATTACTAGGAGCATTTATTTTAATGCTTTCGTTTGACTCTTCTGCATCTGCATTTTCAACAACTGATTTTAATTCTAAAATAATGTTTAAAGTTTCTTGTGTACCGTTTTTACTTAAATATGGAATTTGCAAATTAATACCAATTAAATCACTTGGTAAAATTTTGTAACTTTCGTTTTCACTTTGACGATAGTATGCTTTAAATTTTCCTTTTGGTAATTCTCCAAACGTGCCATCACTAAAAATTAAACTAATACGATTGTTAACTCTACTTAAAACACTATAGATTGAACGTATACCTTTTGATATACTATTGTATATAATATTATTGCCTTCGGTATTTGAAACTTTATTCCAAAGGTCTGATTCTGTTTCGTTACTATCTAATTTGTAAAGCCAAATATCATCATTGTTAATATTATCAGCATCAATATTAATAATTGTGTTAGGTGTTGAATTACTTACAGCAAAAGTTGTATTATTTAATGTACCTTGTCTAAAATGAACAAAGAAACCACTATTTGAGCTGCCTGCACCTTGTCCGTTGTCACGATATAAAAATCCTAATCTATTACCAGGATAGGGTGCTTCTTCAACAATACTAGATGTATCGTCATCAATACCTGTGCTAACAATTTCAAATCTTTTTGTTGTTCCGCTTACTAACTTACTAAAGCTGTATACTGGAACATCGGTATTATTACTATTAAATCTGTATTGTTCTGTACTAACACCATCAATTTGCATTTTACTAACTGGTCTACCAAAAACATTATTAGCAGGTAATGCAGCATTTAATATTTTAACAAATTGCTCATACCAATTAGGATTGGTATTGTCATTCCAAATAATACTTTGGTTGGCAAGATTATTTCCATTGCTGTCTACAATATCTTCTGTGGTGCTTATTGTTTCAAATTTTAACAAGCCACTAGCAGCAATATTACGATTAGAATTATAACTAATTAATCTTGCTAAACGTAAAATACTTTCTCTTCTATCTGCAAGTTCGATATAGTTTTCTCTTGCATTTAAGTCTATACGGAAAGCAAGGTTTTGACCTAAAAATGCAATCAAATCGATTAAGGCAAGATATTCCGAACTTTCAATATAATCATTGAAATCTTCAGGATAATTTTCCCTAATGTAATTAATCATTGTTCTACGCAAATTATCAAAGTCATAACTTTGGAAATCTGCATATCTAAAACTCTGGTAAATTGTTTTCCAATCTTCTGCCAGAAGTAATCTATTTTGCCTGTCGGTTGTTGACATTTGCACTTATCCTCGCTGTATAGTATATTTACCTGATATGATAAAGTGCGTAGTTTAAATTAAACCGTTGTTTTGATCAAATCTTAATCGTAATGTTTCTGTAATGCTGTATGGCAAATATGTAATACTACAATCAATTTGAATACCACTTTCGTATGTATCAATAATAATATCTTTAACATTAACACGAGGATCATAATTTATTATTTCTGTGACATTTTTAATAATTGCTTGTTTTACATCTTCTGTAAACGGTTCAAAAAGTATATCCCAAATAATTGTTCCAAATTTAGGATTTTCTAACTTTTCTCCTTGACGAATATGGAAATGATTTATAATATCTTGTTTAATAATTGCAATATCATATAAATTAAAGTTTTTTGAATTAGCTACCGTGCTAATACCTCGATAGGTTTTACTTGCAGGAATAGAATCTTTCTTTCCTTCAATGGTAATATTTTTGTATAAGGGTTTTTCACTTGTAGCCATAACGTATTTATTCCGTTATTAAGAACACAGATCCATTAATTACTTTGCGTACTTGTTCTATTCTTTCATTTGTAGTTTGCTTACGCAAACCGTATCTACCATTAGATTTTCTTATGATTTCTTTATCAAATTCGATAGCTGCTTCTCTTGCACTCGAATACAATTTGTCAAATAAAGGATCGTTTATAGTTGGATTACACAAAGTGTGCAATTCTCTTGCACGATCAGATACATTTTTACACGCCACTGCTGGATGTTCGTCAAACTCTAAATTTGCTGCTATTGCAACAGCATCTACAGCAGAAATGTTTGGCTTTGATCTTATTGCTCTATTAACTAAATTAGCGCCCACACCAACTGCTGCGGCCTGCATTAATGCTTTTTGATCTGCTGGCAATCTATTAATAGCACCATTAATGTTTGAAACTAATCCACCAACATCTCTGGTAAATTGTCCAAAAACTGGGCCTACACCTGGTATAGACGATATTGCCTTTCCAATTCCTTGTGCAAGACCGCCAGCTGCTTGTCCTAATGCATTACTTAAACCTCCTAGTGCTCCATTTAGCGCACCGCCAAAAGCACCTCCAATACTAGCTAATGATCCTGTAAGTCCTGTGCTGTTTAGTAATCCACCTAAAGCACCACCTAACATAGCACCAAATATATTGCCTCCGCCTATACTAGACAAACTTCCTTGCACACCTTGCAAAAAACTATCAATTGTTATTTCAACAGCTTCTCCTGCTGGATCAACTATACTTGTACGTTGAGGTGCATAATTGCTTGCTGGACTTGTGCCACTAAAAGTTACACCACCAGCACCGCCGACACCTCCAAAACTACCAAATGCTTCTCCTAGAACGCCTTGTAAATTAGGTAATCCCGGTAAATTAGGTAATTGCGAAAGTGCACCTTGTAATTGTCCTACAGCATTACCAATTAATGCATTTGCTGCACCACTTACTGCACCTTCTAATGCACCTTTTAAACTGCCCCCTGTTGCAAGAGCACCTACAGCACCAGTTAATGCACCTGCTGCTGCAATATTTCCTTGTGTTATATTGCCAATAGCAGCATCTACTTGTCTATTTGCAAGTCCAAATGCACTTTGTCTAATAGTGCTATCAATACGTCCTAAGCTGCCTTTTTTAACTGGAAATGTTGCCATGTTGTTACCCTCATAATATTTATTCTAGCTCGTTTAATGGCGTTCTATCAGTGTGTACAGGTCTACCTTCCATATGAATATCTTGACTTTCTTCAACTGCTTCAGTTTTATCTGGTGCAGTTTCAGGCGGATTCCAATTTTCATGTCCATCCCAAGGTTCGTGCTGTGGCACACGCTGCGGAAATTTTGCTTTAATTGCAGCGGTTGCTGTTTCAGCTTCGGGTCCATTCATATGAATAACAGCCGCAGTTTCGTAATGTCCGCTACTACTACTAATATGACTCTTGCCAGTACTTGTAATTTTTGTATCAACTGCTGTTGTTTCAAGAAAGTTGTTAGTTGTTATTTTTCCATCAACTCCTACTTTAACTTCCCAGTTTACTGCTGCTGTTTGATATATGTTAGATACAGCATTAAAGTTGATATTTCTGCCTGCTTCAAAATTAATATCTCTATCAGCAACAAAATTTAAATCATTTTCACTATGAATACTAATACTATCTTGAGCGTAAATATCAATCTTACCATTGCTTGACATTTCAATCCATGCTGTGCCTCTACTATTATTGATGTATATTAAATCTTCACTGGTGTTCATCATTATTTGAGCACCTGTTCTTGTACGAAGTTTAATCATTTCGTTTGCAGGTCTAGTTACATCGCCGCCTTTTTCACTAGCTTCTTTGTTCTTGTATTTGTAAGGTGTATCTGCTGGTGATCCTTCTCTAATTAATTTGTCATCGCCATCATCAATTACAATACTACTACTTCCTAGTCTGTTAACATGTACGGTTGCTCTGCTTTCTTTTAAACCAATTTCACCTTGAGGTGATCCACCACGTTTGTCTATTGGACCAGGAGAACTAAAACCGTAAACTGCACTTGGAAATTCACGTTGAGCACTTGTTGTGGTAATACCACGTATATCATCTTCAACTAAACCTTGTTCAGTTAATGCAGAAACTAAATCTTCATTTACCGGTCTTTTGTATTTTACGACATTATTAGTTTGAGGCTTGGTAATTTTTTTGTTGTACTCACCTGCAGGAAGTCTTTTTCCTTTTAACTCACTAGGAACAGGACCACTTAATTGTTCTGTACTTGCTTGCCCGCTCGGCAGCATAAATGTCATGCCAACTTCAGGTACACAACCAAACCAATAACCAAATTCTCTGCTACCTTCAACAAATGTACACAAAACAAGTGTGCCTGGATCAGGTGGAACTGCCCACCACCCGTAACTTTTTTGTGTATTTGAATAGCTGTCATTTTTTCCTAAGTGTTGGGCTCCAGTAACACCATAAAAAGGACTTGCATAATAAACAATTGCAGTTTGTCCTAATGTTTCGCCTTGGTTGCCTGCTTCAGTCATTTTAAGAAGTTCAACTTCTAACCCACCAAGATAATAAGGATCAGTGTGTTTTACAACTCTTCCAATATATGGACCACTACGAGATATTTCTGCACCAGAATCAGGTGTTCTAGTAAGTTCCGGAGTCATATTCTTTTTGTTATCCATAATTAAATGTCCTTATATGGCGACGGCATTTTTTGGCTTGTTTGTGCTTCAACAACTTTATTAGAATTCGCTGCACCATCAACACCCAAATCTTCTGGTTGATTTCTTCTTCTTAATAATTTAAGACGTTGTGTGAATTGATTTTGTCGCACAATGTTTTCAATTTCTATAACTTTATATAGTCCACTAAATGCACCTACAGGTACCGTATCCTCAGGAAATATCATGTTACCAAGTTCATTGTCATAATCAATAGGTG